TAGACCATTGCCCCAAATCCGACCAACTTGAAGACAACGAATAACTTGATGATATCACGTTAGTTGAACTAACGTAACTGGCTGTGGTAGCATTAAAAGCGTAAGATGCACTCACTAAACTCCCACTCAAAATAAAGTTTTGAATACTATCTGCTCTTATTTTTTTAGATTCTAAGGAATTAGCAGCCGAGTCTACTATATAAAATAAATCAGCTGATTTTAAATCTATCAACTCAGTTAATTCTGTCAATCGTCGATTTGCCATATATTACTATATCGTATAAATATATGAGAAATCATTTTTTTACCTTTTTAAAATTAAAATTAATTTATTCTACTTTTTTTCTACTTCGTTCACTATTTATTAGTATGGGAAGAAAACAAAAATACATTACGAATGATGAAAAGTTAATAGCAAGACGAGAACGACAAATGCGTTATTATTGGAAAAACCAAGAAGAAATTAAGGAAAAAAATTTAAAAAGGTATTATGTCAAAAAACTTAACAACTGAAGAATTTATTGAAAAAGCCAAATAGGCCTATGCACTTGACTCATGTGACCACAACCCGTGGTGCCGAGAGTTTGGCCAAGCAATACCAGCGGCAGCGGTCACAGGAGTGAAGTGCATAGGCCTATTAGAATATTAAGTAGTTTTCCTAATTTTTTCTATTATAAATTGCACTAATTTACTTCTTACTATATCTTTTTCTGTAAATTGAAATGTAACAATTCCATTTTGTTTTGACTCATCATCCCCAAATATATTAAACATTTTCAGGAATCCGCTTTTGCCATTTATGTCCGCCTGGCTAGGATCTCCTAAAACAAACACTTTACTAAAATTTCCAACTCTAGTTATAAAAGTTAAAATCTCTCGATTAGTGCAATTTTGTGCTTCATCTAAAATAATTGCTTTTGCGTTCCAGTTAAGCCCACGTAGGAATCCAATAGATATTGCAGCAATTCTTTCTTCTTTCATCAAAACATTAATTTCGTTTTTAGGTAATAGTTCTTCCAGTTTATCCATAAGAGGTTGAATATACGGGGCTAATTTTTCCGAAACTAATCCAGGCAAGAAGCCCAATTTAGAATCTGAACATTCCACCGCAGAACGAACATAAATTAAATCACTAACCCGCTTTTCATCTATCATTTTTAGAGTATGAAGAACCGAAAGATAGGTTTTTGCAGTTCCTGCTGGTCCCGATACAAACATTATTTTTGTGTCTTTATCACCAGCAATTTCTAAAAATTGCAATTGTTTAGTTGTCAATTCTCTATTAAAAATAGATAAGTTTCCTTTAAATTTAGAACGTTGTGGAATTATTGGGCTCGTATCTTTTTTTGTGTTGTCTGATACATTGTTAATTAATAATGGTATTAATTTCGATTTCTTTTTCATTTAGATATTTTAACAAAGACTGCAATTTTTTTACTCTAAGACACAATTCATATTTTTCAGAATCTATATAAGATTTGAAAATATGCTCTATGTTAAGAAGATACTCTTTTTCAGAAATAGTGATTACAAAATCAGAATTATTGAATTTAAATACTTCTACAAATGGAAGGTTGTGTTTAACAGCAAATTCAATAGAATCTATAGTCTGTTCCATTAAATTGATTTTATTATTTTTTATATAAAATTCCATTTCGTTGTTTTTTGATGGTAATTCCAAAACATTATTAATTTCAAATTTTTCCGCAACTTTTTTTATTCTCATATAGATCAATCACACAATAATAAATAGAGATGCTAATTTCATTCGATAGAAATAAAAAAGCGTGGATAGAAATATATCCACGCTTTTATTAATTTTAGTTTGATATTTATTACGATTTAATCAATAATTATTTTGATTCTATCATTACATTTATATTTCATTCCTATTAAGCTGGTTTAATTGTCACTTTAGATCCATCCGGAAACCGCTTTAATATTTTTTTCCAGCGGTCCAATTCTTTTTGAGCTTCTTCTAATGTTAATTTTTCTCCCGTGCTGGGTTTATCATTTCGCATGACAATATACATTGTTTGCTTTTCTTTTGTTTCCATATTATTGTTTATTCAAATGTGAATTTATATGTTTTAATATTTCTCTGGCTTGTGTATCATCAATTATAATACCATCAGACCAAGGATTTCCTGTTTTTAAAATATTCCACACCCACCGTAGCCGTTCTTTTAATGTTAACACATTATTTATTCTACCATACGACCAAAAAGTTAAATAAAAACCTTCATCTTTAACACCTCCATAACTTTCCACAAATCGTTGAACTTCAAAACAATGAGTTGAACATTGACATTTGACAAATAATGAATTTTCCATAATACTGATTTTAGTAATATAAACTACTGACACTATAAAGTCAACTACAACTATTTATTATATAGTATGAGTAAAAAATATACACTCAAAAATAAAGCAACCCATTTAAAATACCATTTCCAATGTATTATTAGATTGACAATATGTTTTTTTTTACGAAAAATTGATACCAACCATTTTATTATTAAATTATCTTTTTTTATAGATGGAATTAAACGACTGTTCAAGTAACATTTTCAAATTTATTTTTAAATAAATTTTCCAAAGCAAATATAGCATCATTCGCATCATGTCCTTCGGCAATCACTTTTAGTTTATCTCCATTTGAAGCGCATAAACACATAATTCCAAGAATACTTTTTCCGTTTGCAAAATCTCCATTTTCATTAATGATTTCTATATGCGATTGAAACTCATTAGCAATCTTAACAAATGACGCTGATGGCCTAGCGTGAAGGCCATTTTCATTTTCTACTATGAATTCTTTTATAACTTTAATCATATTATGTAAATATAGTAATAAATAGATATTTACATAATATTTATTTTGTATAGTATGATAAAATTATTACCATTAATATTTGAAAATGAGGTTGATCATGAAGAGGATATCGGCAAAATCCACATCATTAGTGAACGAGGATATGAGTTCATCAAATCTAAAATCGATGAAATGAACAAAAAAGCTTCTAAATGGGGAGTGCCTCCTATGGATCTTAAAATCATTAAAGAAGAATTTATTAAAAGAAAAATTTTGGTAAACAAACTTACAGGACTTCTGAGCAAATTAACTTCTTGGGAAGATCCTGAATCGGAACTACGAGAAATCATTGTAAAGCAGTATGAAATTCAAATTTTAGGAGATCCACCTTCAGTGGATGGTTATGAGTTTATAGCCAAAATTGAACACACTCCTGATGGAAATATTCTCAATTATGCTCCAAAAGCATCTTCTAAAAATATACCAACAGAATATAGAACAGCTAGGCAAGCTTGTGATGTTTGTAAAACAACTAGGGATAGAAATAACACATTTATACTTAAACTTGAAAAAGATGATCATCAAAGATTTCCAGAAAAAAGAAGCGGAGATTTTATAATGGTTGGGAGTGGATGTCTTAAACGATTTTTACCAAATATATCAACCAATGCTTTAATTGAATATGCTGAAATAATTGAATCAATTAGAGAAAACATTCAAAAAGCAAATGAAATGGATGATTTTGATGGTGATCTGGGGTCATCGGGACATGGTGATTGGTTAAGTCAAGATATAATGGGATTGTGGCTATCTGCTGTATATCTCCACACAGGAAAATTTATATCAAAGAAAAAAGCGCAAGAATTTCAAACGTCATCCACTATTGATAATGTTTTTTCTGCGATGCATTCTAAAATAGGCGAAGATATCGAAGATACTGTTCATAAACGAATGAGAGAAGACGAACCATTTAAAGATAAAGCTAAATCTCTCAATCAAGAATTTTTGGAATGGATAAAAACAAAAGATTTCGATTCTCTTATTAATGCTAATTCGGATTTTTCAGATTTTTACCATAATCTTAAAATTTTATCAAAACAAGAAAATTTTAAATCAAAAAATTCTGGTTTTTTTAGTGCGTTGTTTGCAACATTTTTAAGAGATAAGGGGGATTTTGAGAGAAAATTCGCACAAAAAAAGAACACAGTGGATTTTACATACTTTGGACAAATAGGTAATAAAATTAAAGTGCGAGTTAGAGTGAATAAAATTAAAGAATATGAAAGCCAATATGGGAGAGGATTGATTATAACAATGGAGGCAAATGGTGTTGATAAAGATGAACATGGGCAAGACGTGAGTAAAAAAGGAAATCTTTTATATTTTACAAGTAAATTTGAACTCAAAGAAGGAGATGAGGCTGAAATTGAAGCAACCGTGAAGAATCATCAAGTAAATAAGTACACTCAAATTCCAGAAACACAAATCACCCGAGCGAAAGTTTTAGATTTTATTACGCATCCGGAAAAAAACGCCGGTAAATCAAAAGTAAAGGATTTAAAAGGTGTGGTTAGAATATCAAATGTATATGAACAAATGGATTGGGGATCAAACAAAAAAACATATAATATGGCTTTTAATTACGATATTACTCATCACCCGGATATGACACAAACCGGATCTCCTTGGGGAATTCAATTTCATTATCAAATTCCAAACGAATCCACATATCAATCTTTAAAGCAGTATGAAGGAAAAATCGTAGATGCTACGTGGAGCCTAACCAAATCTATAAGTGTAGATAAATTAAAAAGCAATTCACAAAATGATGCTAACAAAATCCAAATATTAAAAATATTGGGAGATGCTCCTACAAAATAAATTGGCGGAAAGTAGAGGGATTTAACCCCTGCTCGTTTTACCGAGGCCTCGATGTTCGAAATCGGCACTTTAACACTCAGTCAACTTTCCGTAAACTAGAGGATAGTTGAATATTCGAAATTCACCGTCTTGAGAACGGCCATCTGATTTCCAATCAGTGATAGTCACCTAACTACTTAACTATCCATAAAATTTGGCTGCCTTCCTACGAATCGAACGTAATCCTTAACTTTCAGAGAGTTTTGTGCAATCCATCACACCCGAAGGCAATAATAAAGTTTTAATAACTTTTATCCACACTAACAATGTATAACTATATCACCACTCTTCAAATTGTCAATATCTTTTTTAACATTTTCTAAAAGACCCCACGATAATTTAATTTTGTTTTCTTTTAAAACACTTTCCATTTTTTCTTTATCCAATAACATTTTATATTTATTTTTAGGGTCTAAATACACATCATATTCCGGTAAATAAAAATCTGGATAATATCTTCGTTTATTTCCATCTTTATCAGTCCACCAAAACATGTGTTTTTTTCTATCTCTTTCCCATTTTATGTTTTTAAAATC